TTATAGTTTAGCTGATAAGGTATACCAAGCATTACTAAAGAAATGTTATTGGTATTTATATCAGAGTATTTACGTCCGTTTATAGGGAGTTTATTCTTAGAAGGATTGTTGATAGAGCTTCTTTGATTGTCGCAAGGACGCATAGCTATATAAATATCCTCCCCTATACATACTCCTTGGTAAGCAAGGTTATGCCACTCCCACTGCAGTTTAGCACCAAGCTCTTTAAGTTCCAATGGTAGTCTATAACCATCTTCTACCTCAAACATCTCTATATCTCCTGTTTCAGGATCAAAGTAGGATACAAACCCTATTCTTTGCATAGACTGCCAATACAGAATACGGACTTGAACAAGCCTATCTCTAAGTTCGTCCTGTCTATTCATGTATGTAGCATCATATATAAAGCTACCTGACCCTGTACTTTGAAATACTTGGTCTATTTGATCTGGTGTAAGTTCTCTACCGTAAGCTTCTACTACTGAAGATGGATGCATGTATTTGGTTACCATTGCCCAGTCTCCATCTTCTACGTAATCTAGGTCAGGATCAAGATCATAATCTACATCCAAAGGATTCAATACTTCGTAAAATACACTATCGTTTCTTACTCCTCTCTCTGTATAGCATTCTCCGGATACAAGAAAATGAAACCATGCCTTTTGCAGTTTTTCAGATACTTTACAATCCTGCATGATATAATTCATACCTTTTTGTCCCAGGATTGCTCTTGTATCTGTATAACTCCTTTCAAACATTCTTGCTAGTTCTTCAGGGAGTTGAACTTCTTCTGTAGGTACACCTGTATCCATACCCATAGTATTCAGCTCATTTACAAACATCTGTTTCATAGCTCCCAGAACAAGCTCTTTCTTTTCTTCCTCCATACGGGAAACGGAGTCCGAATTTTGTACGGTCACTGAGTAGTTCAATGGTCTTTTAGCTTTTTCCCCTAGAAGTAGGTCTACGATAGGTTTGATAAGGGGGTAGTTGCGCATTTTTGAAGGGAAGTTCTTACGGGCTTTGCCATAAGGTTGCACAACATAGCGATAGTCATCATCATGAATAACACCATTGTAGTAATCATACAATTTTCGGAGCTCCTCTTTCCTGTTTGTTCTCCCGTACTCAGCTAAAGAAAAATAGGCCTCCATAGTATTGATGGCCCATTCCTTCGTTTTTCTAGACTGAGGGATACGTTGATTTGGTATTTCGCTGTACATTACTACAAAATTACTGTTTACGATTCATAGCTATGAATATAGCTTAATTTTTAGGATGTATATATAATAGCACACTAACCATACTGTTTATCAAACCAATCATCTATTGCTTTATTACCTATAACCTCTGATACTTCTGAGTTATAAAGTTCTTGTGAGTGGTACATTCCTATCATAAACGCCATTACTCTATCGAAGTTTCCTTTGTGATTGAACTTTATAAGTTCTTGAAGTAATGCGAGATCATAGATTCTGTGCACATTATACAATTGATTTCCATCTATATCTTTACCTCTAGGAGTCTGTAGCCAATCTCGTATGTATAACTCTCCTTGCCGTTTACGTGCTTCAGTCATGTGCATACCATAGTTACGTTTTACAGTTCTAGACTGCAGTTCTTTCTTTTGCAGCATTTCAAACTCTTCTTGTAAGAAGTGTAGTTTCCTAAATCTTTTAGCAAAACCTATTACATCACCACGGTCATTTTCAAAACCTATCTTAGCATTATAATACTGTGCAAGTAAAAACATAGTATTGTTATAATCGTCTTGAGAATTAGGTCTACCTACATAAGATGCTACGATTATATCGTCGGGTTTAGAAACATTATTTACCCTCTTAATAACATATGCAGCTCCTAACGATCTTGAATCACTTGATTGATTTTGACCGTAGGGGTCATGACATAGAAAGTACATAAGGTTAGGGACTTTGCCTTCTACAGTGTAAGGAGTTTCATATACTACAACAGATCCTTTTATATCATCTCCTTTTCTATGTGGATACTTAACTATCGGTTTAGCATCTCCGTCTGGTCTAAATACTGCTTCACCTTTTGTACCTAGAGTAAGATTGCCGGCTGTACCAAGTACATGCAATGCTTTTGCACGAACCTTATTATACTGCTCCTGTAACATAGCAAGATCGAACAGATTACTTGATACCTGCAGTGTAGCTTCTGCAGGACAAAAAGGATGTTCAGCTAGGTATTGATCGTACGCACTTGCATCATTACCCCCTCTTTTCTTTTCTCTTTCGTTTGCTTCAAACTCTTTAGCTTCCTCTATAAGTGAGTTTCCGTCATCATCTATAAAACCGTCTAAAATCTCATAGATAGGTACAAAATATCCGCATTTAGTCCCCTGGAGTCCTTCATCCCATTCGTTTTCAAACTCTAAGCAGTCATAGGTGTCAGGATGATAGAATAGTTCTTCTAATGCTTCAAATCCTTCTCCTTCTGTACCACCTGTACCAAAGGCTATCATAGTACCAAGAGTTTTAGAACCCTGTCGCATTGTAGGCATAGCCATACCCCATGCTTCTAATAGACCGGGGAATGCACCGGCCTCTTCAAAGAATATAAGTTCACCTGCTTTACCTCTTACTTTATCAGGGTCATCTTTTAAGGATACTCCTGCTATAGATGATTGTGTACCTGCTTCTATAAACTGCCCTCCTACTTTCTTTTTATAACCTGATGTTTTAGCCATAGCTGTATCTAACAGTCTAGGTTGGGTCCATGCAGTGTTACCGTCTATAAAGTTTACAATCTCCCAGGTCTTTGTAAGTATAGCGTCGACTCCTGTTAAGTATTCTTTCATACCCGCAAATACAAAGTTTTTAGAACCTTTCATAAGGAAGTAATTCCTTGCAAGCATAGATGCAGCTTTGTACGAGTAACCTTTACGACGTGCTTTTAGCACAACCATATGTTTATCCTCATTCCTGCATCTTTCCAGGTTTGTAAAATACTCGTAATCGTTATCGTAAAATCTAGGCCAATACTGTTTCCTTATAGGTCTTATTGTACCATCAGGAAGGACTTCATCTTTTACTACTTTGATTCTACAATAGTTAAGATAGAAATAGTGAAACCCTGAAATTTTTATATCTCCTTCAGGAGTTGTATATCCATATAGACATCTGTCTTTTTCTCTATCCCAAAAATCGTAGTATGCTTTAGTTCCTTTTGGTGCAGATGTATAAAATCCGTTCTTGTCAAAGTAGTTGGCTGCAGGAGATAGTCTATATGTATCTTTGAATTTACTCACTGTATCTATCTACTTGTACTCCACCCCATGTGTCACTTACTTCTGATTCTTTGCGTACTGCTTCTTCCAGATCCTTTAATCCGTTAGTAGTCTTCCCCATTGTTTCAAGAATACGTACATGTTTTGTGGGATCGTAGTCTTCATCTGTAATATCAATAGCTTCTAACCATTGTTTTAAAAATGCGATAGAACTTCTTGCAGCTTTAAGTAATGACATTGCAGATGTATCGTGTCTGTTATACTCTTCCATAGCTTCAGTCACATACTTGTCTACTTTGTACTTTTTACCGAACACTGCTTTGCATACTTCTTCGTGCTTTTGATTTTTATCATATGCACTGTATATAGAATGTACATCACACATAAAATACACGTATGAAAGTCTTTTTATAGCCTCTTCTTGAGTAAAATTATCTACAATAGCTTTGTATTCTTTTACTGTAAGACAATAAGCTGTAGGTTCAACTTTTAAATCATCTTTTGTTTGAAGAAGACTTTTTCTTAGCATCAGTTACGTATTTTACTCTATTCTTATTTACTTTAAATAGTCCAAAAAAAGGCAACCTTATAGATTCAAGGTTACCTTCAGACATAGTTTTAGCTACAAGCTTGAACTGAGAGTTGACTATCTTATGTACTTCATTTAAAGGTAGATCGTATTTAGTCGCTAGAAGCTGTATCAGCTTTTTCTTCTCTTCCATTCTTTTTACTATTTAACCATTTAGGAGGATTATCTGGGCAAATACTTGTTCTCCATCTTGCTTTTACCGGCATGTAACACCCGCACAGATTACAAGATTTAGACTCACGTAAATGCTCACATGATGTACATTTACTCATTCTATCAGTG